ATCTCAACACATTCGTAAGCCCTACCACCTGAGAGCTTCCATTTGTATGTTTGTGTCCAATGAGATTTTCTTAGTCTTGGTTTTACCACTCTTCCACCAAAAAATTCTGCAAATTTTTGTACTGAATCTTTATCACACATTTCAACAGAACATTGAAATGATTTTCTACCATTCCCTTTGCCCCACACACCGAAGCTTCCTTCACCATCAAACAGTCCTGCAAGAAAAATTAACTTAAGCTTTTCCGGCAAGTTTTCGTAAGAGTTTTTTTCGTTCACTTACTTTTATTCCTTGTGGGTTAGGCCCTTTTTTAGGGGGCGGTCCATATCTTACTCCTCCACTAAGTCCCTTACGTTTTTTTTGTTTTTCTGATCGCATTTTTTCCTGCTTTAAATATTGATGCTACCTTTGATTTACCCATTACTTTAGCACGTTGTTCGCCCACTGTTAAGATCTGTATCTTTCTAGCAAATGGTTTGTTAATTCTTTTTACTTTAGCAACTGTTGCACTTGCATCTGCTGGTGTAGCAAATTTTATTCTTACTGTGTCTCTTGGATTCTCGTCAGTATAGAGTCTTCTTCCTGAACCTTTTGGTTTTTTACCTGTGCCTACTTTTGGATCTTTATTTTTTTGCAATTTTTTCTCTAGCTACGTCTAATCTTTCATCTGATTGTGCAGCTTGCTCCGCAAGTTTATCGTATTGAAAATCTAATTTAGCTGCTTCTTGTTGCATATCCATCTCAGCTCTCATTTTTGTTTCTGCAGCTTTTCTTTGTAAGTCCATAGCTCTTAAATCTATTTCTTGTTGTTTCAATCTAACTAAAGGATCTTGTTTACCAGCTTGTGCTTGCATCTCACCTCTAACTAATTGTTCAGTTATCTCTGCAACTGCAGTTGCAACTGCTTTATCAAACTGAATTTGAAATTGTTGCGGGTCCTGTTGAGCTAACGCGGCCATATTCGGATCACCCATCAATTGTTCTTGCACTTCTATCTTCGCTTTGAAAGAAATATGGTCAGATATGTGTGATTGTAACAACGCATAGACTTGTGGATTGATTTGTACCATTCTTGATTGCATAAATGCCATGTGAGCAGCAATATGTGCATCATGATCTTGAAATTCAAACGCTGTAAGTAGTTGCATTTGTAATGCACGTGCATTTTCTTTCGCTGGATCCATTGGTTCGGGTTGTTTTGGTGCTGGTTTAAGCAAAGCTTCAATTTGTTTTGTACCTAACGCTTCATAAACACGTCTATAAGCTTCATGAATGTTATGAATTGCAGGATTTGAGCTTGCTACTTGTAATTGTGTCTGTGCAAGCATCACTCTTTGAGCCATACTCATGATATTCGGGTCTGCAACAGGTAAAATATCGACACGATTATCAAAATCCATAGCTTTTATGAATCTTGGACCACCATAAACGTCATAAGGATACTCTGGTGGAAGTGATTCAGACATAATTCTTGCTAAAATCTTAAATTCCATCTTCATTGCATAGTAGCAACGCTTGTGAACACCACTCATTACCCTTGAACCACGCTCCATCATGGCCACAGTTGTGCCTACTGCTCTGTTTTGAGCATCATTTCCAATATTGTTATCAGTAATCGCTGCAAATTTTTGCCCTGCTTGTACTAAAAAACCTAAAAGATTAAATAAAGTTACTGATGGTTCAGTAAACGGTAAGTTAAAAAACTGTTCTCTGATATTTCCACCTGGTGCATCCACATCTCTGAACTCTCCAGGCTGAATTGGTTGGTCATCATCCCTTACTCTGATACCTCTAGACTTAAATCCTGCTGGTAAATTTTTTAAAGTACCTGCATCAATCAATTGTCTTAGGGATTGTGTAGCCGCTTGAGATAAACCACCGATCATATGTGTAAGGCCAAAGCCATAAAAACCTAAACCAGGTAAAAATTTGTAATGAACAAAATATTCTATTCGTTTGTATGTTGGATCGTCTGGTCTATAGTTTCTATAGATTGATAATATTTCACCACTGCCTTCGTCAATGGTGACCACGTAGGGAATTTTTATACTTTGTGCACGAGAATCAAACTTTTCGTAATCATCTAAATGTAAATCAACGTGCATTTCTAAGATAGTGTGAAGATCATCACTACCCGCTTTTTTCACACCTTCTAATTCGTTAATTTTTTTCTGAACTTCATCTGTGTCATCTACTGATCCTGTTAATTCTACCTCACGATAAAATCCTGCCGCCATTTGTTTCACGACTTCGTTTTCCGTTAGCCGTTGTACGTGAGTAATTCTATCTGTATCTTTAAGATCAGACGCATAGTATGGCACCACTAAATCTTCTGCTGGGATAAATTTAGATACAGGCCGTTGCATTAATTCATCGTAATAGATTTTTTTAAAAGTGCTACCGGACAATGGTAAATAGAATAACATCTGATCCATATCAGTTGTGTACTCTTCCATTTTTTCCATGAGCATATAGTTCATGTAATCTTTTACTCTATCTGCTTGTTGTTCAATTGGCGGGGTTTGTAATCCTACTATTTGTGTTCTAACCGGGCCATCGCTGGGTACTAATTCTTTATATGCTTGAGCTTGGAATTGTGTAACACTTTCCGCGAGCAACGGATGAGTGACATTTGAAGCTCCTTTAAATGGTCTACTTACTTCTCTGTACTTAACCCCTAAAAGATCTAAACCTTTTATGTAAGCGTCTTCCCATTCTTTTCTAGATTCTTTATCTTTTTTATAATCTTGTACTAATTCACTGGCCATACGAGATAATGTTCTCTCGTCCATTGTTTCTGCAAGATTAGCATTAAAATCGTCTTGAGGTCTTAATTGTTCTTCAGGTTCCTCCCCTTCAACAGAAACTTCTAATTCTTCTTCAATCTCATTGTTCTCAGGATCTGTAACTTTTAATTCTTCTTCGACAGTAGTTTCGTTTTTTTCAACAGCCATATATTTTTATCCTTTTAGCCTTGTCATGGCTGAATATCAACTACATTATTTTAGTTGCTTTTTTTCTGCCAAGTTTACAACCTCTAGCCATAACAGATGTTCCTGACTTATAACCCATAGGTTTCATCATCATGCCACCACCCATTTTTTTAGAAATATTTTCACCTATTTTTCTAGCAATAGGACCTGCTGCTCCTGCTGGAGTTAATGATCTTCCAGCAGCTCCTAATTTTCTTAAAGCATCCGTAAACATTTTTCTTCTTCTTGCTTTTGCACCTTCTCTAAGTCTATCTCTTTTCATTGGGTTTTGAGAAAATAAAGTAGATATTACTGCTTGTCCTCTTGGGCTTTTCTTAGGAAAAGCTTTTTTAACTCTTTCGTCTCTAGTTCTTGGATCTTTTTTTACTGCTTTACCTATTTTAGCTTTTAAAGGTTTCATTGGTCCTCTTTCTGGAGCTTGAAGCTTTGGTCTTTTTGGTGCTTTACGTCCACCAATTGTTTTTAACATTCTGTTAACTCTTTTTAATTTATTTGTAGCAACACCTATTCTACTTTTAAGTTCACCTTCTTTGCCTGTGTCAGCACCACCACCTTTATTGTATTTCATCATACCTCCCGATTTAACTGCAATACCTTTTTTCTTTTCAGAAATTTTTTGTTTATCTTTTTCCATTTGTTTTTTTCTTTCTTGCATTTTTCTTTGAGTATCTATCGCATCTCTCATTTTGTTATATGTATCAAATTCTTTATCAGGTAACGCAGGTATTCCTTGTCTTCTTGTTTTTGCGAACTTACCTCTTTTAGCACCCATAGCTTTTTCAATGGCCATGCCTCTTTTCTTTTCGTAACCGGAAAGTTTTCCGTCTTTATCTAAATCTGCTTTACCTGGGTTTTTGAGCATAGCTCCTCCTGTTCTTTTTTTTAATGCTGATCTTCCTACTAAAAGACCTTGAATATTTTTAAGACCTCTAATACCTAAAACTTTTCTTGGATTAACTAATTTTTTTGTTGTGGCTTCTTTTAAACCTTTTAAATATTTTTTATAATCTTTAGCTTCTTCCATATTGAATCCTAATAATATTTATACTCGCGTTCTAATTTTATTGGCGGGTCGTCCCAATCGTCCGAGTACGTTGAAACAAATCCACCTTGCCGATATCTTAACACAGCTTGTGTCATGGAATCAACATAGTCATCGTATTGTCCGTTGGGAAAAGCAGCACATTCTTCAACAACGTCTTGTGCAAACTTCTCATCTATAGGAGCCCAAACCATTCCAGACTCAAACACCGGTGCACAGCTATTTATTCTAGTATGCTTATCTCTACCTTTTGCAGGAACAAAATCTATAACAGGAATACCAGCTCGTCTTAGCTCATGAATTAAGGGTTGTCCTGATGCTTTGGCCTCAACGATAACTGTTTCAGGTTCCCAATAATGATATTGCTCTAAGGCCAGATTCTTCAAATCAGGAAAGTCATATCTTCCCTTGATAGCATCTAATAAAATTATATTATCCTCATATCCTTCAACAGGTTGAAATATTCCCCATGTTGTAATCGCTGAGTAATCTGCAGATTCTTTTGCACTGAATGCAGTATCATAACTTTGTATGACGTGTAGCAATTTAGGGAGGTATTCTTTATCGTAGTTGTTCCACCATTCTCTTTTGATGATTGCTCCTTCTTCTGACGTTGGGTCCTGCATATATTGTGCGTTCCAGTTCTTCGTGGACACCGATGCTTTGACCGCTTCTAAATCTTTTATATTCCAATACTCAGGCCAAACAGGTTTACCCGATGGCATGATTGCAGGAAACTCAATAACTCTCCACTTGTCCGCTTTTGGTTCTGATTGAGCCTTTACTAATCTTCCTGTTAGGTCGTCTGTGGCCCAACGAGTCATTACCACTACAATTCTTCCGCCTGGTTGTAAACGTTGTCGTGGTCCTGAACTGTACCACTCGTATGCACGATCCATCGCTGAGTCTGACATTGAGTCTTGTTCAGTATGTGGATCATCGATAATTAGCAAATCGGCCCCTCGACCAGTTATTGATCCGCCCACACCCGCTGCAAAGTATTCACCACCGTGATTGGTTTCCCACCTACCTTTTGCTTTACTATCTTCTCTTAGTTTAACATCTCCAAATATCATTTTGTATTCTTCGGTTTCCATTAAGTTTCTAACTTTGCTACCGAACCTTGTTGCAAGTTCTGCGTTGTGCGAAACCTGCATCAATTTCATTTTAGGATTACGGCCAATCATCCACGCAGGAAATAAATATGAAGCAAACTCTGACTTAGTATGCCTAGGAGGCATGTTGATGATCAATCTTTTTTCTTTGTTGTTTGCAATGTTTTCAAATGACTTTGCAATTATTTGATGGTGCCCATATTTTTTTGGGTCCTTTGTTTTACGGTAAATAAAATCAGGCCAAACTGCTTTTGCAAAAGCCAAGAAATCATCTTGGCAAATTTTAATATATTCTAATTGCTTCTTTAAAACTAAATCCTTTAGTTCTTCATCTGTTAATTGATCTAAATTCATGGTGCCCCTTTTCAACATAGACTAATACAAAAACACTTTCAACTATTCCATTTCATTTGGGTCCCCTGTGCATGTATTCGACTTAGCTCTAGCTAGCCTTAACAAAGTACCTAGTCGCGTGCGAGGTGCTTTTTTTTAAATGCAACGTGTTTCGTTTTGCGCTGGCCAATGAGCCTTGTAAATGGCCAATGGTTAACGGTCAACGGTGCGTTGTGCGTGGTCAGTTAATCGGTCAACACCATGCGCGTAAAATGGTCAACGAACAACGGCCATCGGATCGGAATTTTAATAACAAAATCAGGCTTAAGGGCGCGCGGATCAGTGAAAAAAGATCGAACTCTATAAATTTTAAGGGCTTTCTCTTTGAAGGCCTTAACTAAGATCAACACCGTTGCGCCATGTTTAACGGCTCTATTGATCCATACGATTTGATATTTATTTAATGTCGGATAATTGACCTGATTTGATTTTAATTCACACCAAAAAGATTTGCCTTTATATATTCCAAAAACATCAGGAACACCCGAGACAGTCAGGGTTTCAATTCTAGTTAAAAAATATCCCTGATCACTGAGAGCATTTTTAACTTGTTTCCATAGTTGCGCTTCAGATCCTGACATGTGATTTAATTACAACATCTGTTGTAAAAATACAACACAACTTATACGCGAAATTAATTTGGGGGTGCGACACTTTTGACAGTATAAAAAAATATTGTCTTATAATATCTTATCATTATGAGAAATAATAAAACAAACAACACAGAGGAAACAATGTACGATTACGATAAAGAAGCTTATAAATCTTATAGAAAATATCTAGCCCAAAAATTAAGAGCTGAAAGATATGAAGATAAGATTATTAAAAAACAACTAAAAGAAATTGCTGAAGAACAGAGACAAGCACAAAAAGAATTGGATAACCAATAATACAACTAATAGGAGAAAATATGAAAAAACTAACATTAAAAAAACTAGAAAAAATAATGATCAAACTAGTTAAAGACAATCAAGAACACGCTGAAAATATCAGGGTACAAAAAATAGATGACAAAAGATTTTATGTACTTTGCGATATTAGATACCCAGATTTTATAGCTAAAGAAGATTATAAAAAATGGGAAGAAAGCCCAGAATACACGGGTTGGATTGAATGGAAAAAAGGGGACAACCTAAAACAAGACGATGAATTCAATGTCAAATGGGTTCAGTTTGGAATTGATCAGAATGAAAGTAATAGATTTTTTTACTCAATAGACGGATTGCCTTCACAAGATTATTTTTTGGACAGTACGGGCTACGGGGTATTAAATAACGAAAAGGCTATTGAGGGTCTTCAAAAAGATATGGCTGAATATGGAATGATGTTTGAGCCGTATCACTCAATGACGGGTGTGTTAGATCACGCATACCAATTATAAACCAACGGGGGCGCAAGCCCCCACAACAAAAAAGGGAAAAGACGATGAAAAATATAAGTTATAAAAACTACTTAAGATCAACTAGAAATCTCTACTACAGAGACGAGGACGGGATAAGAATTTTTTATTCTTACAGTACGCCCGTTGCATTTATAGATAGTGACAATACATTAGTTATTTCAGAAAATGTATGGTCAGTGACTACGGCAAAGCACTTGAATTGGATTGAGGATTTTTGCGGGGTAGAGAGAAAACAATCAAGAACAAAAAACTCAGTCTTTAAAGACAGTCTAAAATTTAGACAATCAAAAGACGGTCAGGATATGACAGAGGCAAGACAAGACAATCATTTGAAAACAACGGCTATGGTTTCAAAATTGTTTGGATTATTATCAACGGGGGATGAGCGAGCGATTGAACAGAAAAAAAGATTTTTCGAAATCGCGGGCTTAACGTTTCCTGAGGATTGGTACAGTCTAAGTCTTGAAGAAAAAACAAAAAGAATAAACTTAGCAGAACGATTTGGAATGGGGGAATAATGAAAATAAATAAAGATTTACATTTTTTAAAACTACAATGTCAAAAACTTAAAATGTCGAGAAGAAATAGACATGTCTATTTTAAAAATTGTCGAGAAGATTTCGCAAATAATGATTTTATAGATTGGCATTTAAAAAGTTTAGCGGGTCAGGTGTCTTATGACAGTTCAACTGTAGGTTGTAATGTTGGATATCATCCTGAGCCGTTGCCGTCACTAAGTCAAATTGAAGGGACATTTGAGGGGTAACTATGGAAGATGGACAAGCAGAGATAAAAATAAGATTAAAAAAAGGTAAGATCACAGTATTACATCCTGAGGGTAATTTTAAACTTGCAGAATGGATCGCGAGCAAAGGGGATTGGAATAGACTTTGGGATGTGATCGATAAGATGGTTAAGGACAATCGAGGTATTCGAGCGGGTAAGTAGATTGGAATGATTCTAATTAACTACAACCTAAGGTTGAATATGGGTGCGACAATAATGTCGTTGATTATCTTATTTACATGGGATATAGTGGGTTATGTTTAATAAATTAATAAATATAAATATAGGAGAAGATACAATGAGTGAAAAATTAAACTTAAAAGAACACTATGGAAGACCTTCAGAATTTGCTTTATCGGTAGCAATGGAAGGTATCAAAAACGAGATCATCAAAATTAAAGAGCAGATCGATAATGATGAAATTGTTGGAGATAAGAAAAAATATTTACAAGCGTTATTTGATTTCAATAATAAACTTGTTGATCAATACGCTCGTAAAGGTGGGGACGCTTCGGGTTATTGGTTAGAATTCGAAGAAGATAAAAATGATCCATATAAGATATGGAATTTTATCTATTAATAATAAACAATGGAGGCGGGGGGCGCAAGCCCCCAAACAACAAAGAGGAAAAGATGAACATAAAACAAATTGAAAAAGAAATAATAAAAGCAATAAAGATCGAGGCCGAAATACCTTTACAAAGTGCAGAAGGTTATAAGGACTTAATCAAGTTTGTAAAAAAACTATTCAAAGAATACAGAGAGGGGCAATAATGATTGATAAAAAAATTAATTTAATAAGAAAGATGAGAGTTGAATTAGATCAAATAACAACTGATTGTTTTGATAAACAATATCCAAGTTATATTTCTAATAATTTAACCACAGTTTTAAGTATCTTAGATAAAACTATCACAAATTTATCAGAACACAAAAAAGGGGGCAATCATGATAACTGATCAAGAATGCGAAAACGCCCTTAAATTATTTAACTCAGGCCAATGGCTTCAATTAGAGGGATCTGTCGGCAGATGGGTTGATGATTTTGTGCAATCAGAAATAATTGTACAAGATGAAAAAAACGGCACTGTTTCAATCATAGACGGCTACGGTAGACCCGTTAGCTACAACAAAGGGCATATCGATTGGGACAGAGTTTCAACAATACAGATGGAGGGATAAGACAATGATGGATATAGATACTATTGTTGCATTAAATAAAGAGGCGGGTAATAAAGCAAAAAGACACGGAATGAAACCTACGACTTTCACAGAGAGTGGTATTTCAAAAATTAAAGATGGTCAGATCGAATGCTTGAGGGATATTGTAAATATCGGAAACTATACCCCAAAAGGTTGGAGACGGTTTGATGTTAATAAATGGGTTGAAGAGTGGGATCTACCTTATTCATTTAAATTTTTGGATAAAGGGGGTCTATTTGTTGATAGTTCGGGGTTTGGTTCAGACAATGAACCCGCGCTAACGGTGGATCAATTATTAGATGTGATGGCTCAATTACTAACTCAGAGATCAGATTTAGGCTTTGGCATTATATCAGAGGGGCAATTTCAAATTACAATAGGAGTATTTGAAAATGTCAGAGTTAATTGAAATGTTTTTTGGATTTGTAGCGTTCATAATTTTTGTAATTCTTCTTGTAGCCTATTTGGGCTACAAGGGAGTTGAGGAGGTTATCGAGCAGAAAAATTTAGAATATCAAATACGTTTAAAAAAATCTTTTGATAAACAAAAAGAAAGAGAGGGAAAATGAAAAAAAAATATCTAGTAAAATTTAATTGTATCATAGGAGAGTATGAACATTTAGACAGCTATGTTTTCGATAAAAAAATGTCAGAGTATGGATATTGCAAAAAATTTTGGGGTTTAACAAAAAAGAATGAATTAAAAACAAATGTTTTTTGGGATGACTTTGAAATGAATGCAATTAAAGTTTATTCAGAAAAAGAAATAACAAGTCAACAAGCAGATTTATTAAATGAATTGGGGGTAGCATGAAAAAATTTAGAGTATCATTACAAGTAGATCAAAGTTGGGTTGATAATTTTGATTTAGTTTTTGAAGCAGAGGACTACTCAGACGCAGAAGCGCAAGCGTTTGTTCAAATAAAACAAAATTTGGGAGATTACTTTCACGCAGTTATAGATGAAGAGGAGGGAAAATAAAATGCAAAATAAATTATATATTCATTTATTAAATAGTGAGGATGAAAAAAAACTTGAATGGGCAGAAGAAATTAGAAACAGAAGACACGATTTTAATTGTTGGAACCCAGAAGAGCCAGATTGTCCAAATCATCAACACGCAGATCACCGTTTAATTGATGTTGATGAAGGTGAACGACAATATCCAATGTGTAAAACTTGTTATGAAAGTTGGATAATGGGATGAAAAAATACAAAATAATAACATAGAAGGGGATGGAATAACGCTAAAAAAATAGTTTGCAATTTTAGTGTCTTATGATATCTTATGGGAGGAGGAAAAGAAAATGAAACATAAAATAAGCGTAACTCAAAAAGATATAGAAAATGGTGAACCAGGAAATTGTCAAAAATGTGCAGTTGCTTTAGCGGTGCAAAGAGAATTTCCGTCAAAGCAAATAGAGGTAAGAGCAGTTGAAAATGATAATAATGGTTTTGAAGAAACAAAAGGGGGAATGATATATATTGCTTTAGATGACAAATTATATCATTTTGATGATGATATTGTGAATGATAAACTTTATACCTTTATAGACAGATTTGATGGAGAATACGGAGTAGATCCTTTTGAATTTGAATTGGAGGTTCGATAATGAAATATAAAATCAATGTTAATGAAGAAGATATAAAAAACGGAATTCCATCTAATTGCAATGCTTGTGCAATCTCTCAGGCATTGAGGAGGAAATTTAATACTGATGAAACTTATACGATGATTGATGACGCAACGGGAGACGTGTCTATACAAATAGATGACAGAGAATTTCAAGTTAATCATATGCACGAAAGTGATGTTGCAGATTTTATCTATGACTTTGATAATTATGCAAATGATCATTTTAACAATTTAGATCCTGAGGAGTTAAAACCAATAACTTTTGAAATTATAGAGAGGTCAGCATGATGAAATATAAATGCACAAAATGTAAAAGCGAATTAGAGTGGGATGAAAATTGTAACATCGAGGAGGCTTTAGGTTATTACTATTGTTCTAATAATGATTGCGAAAGTAATAGTTTTAGTGGTAGCGCACACAAAGTTTATTACCCTACGGGAGAGGTTTGGTATGAGTGATCAAACAAAATGGAGAATACCTGAGGTCATATCGGAAAATCACGCAAAGAGATATGAAAACGAAACACGGAAAAAATTTCAAACATGGTTGGAGGAGTGTCCCGTCATGTTTGCAAGTAGGGAAACGGACGACCCTAATTTTGTCCAATACATATTTAACTTACAAAGAAGGAGGAAATAAATATGTTTTTAATAATAAGAGAGCAAACTTTTAGTAATATGGAAAGCAGTTTTAGGATTGTAGGACAATACAAGACTAAAGAAATAGCAGAAGAAAAAAGAACGGCCTTCAGAGTAATTGAAGATAAGGGGAATGTATTTTTTTACATTTGTGAAACCCCGTTGCGATTAACTGAGGAGGTTGAAAATGTCGACAAGGAGTAATGTAGCAGTTGAAGATCCAAACACAAAAGAAATAAAAGTCATTTATGTACACTCAGATGGATATCCTGATGGTGTTGGAGATGTGCTTTTAAAACATTATAACGATTATGATAGTGCTTCCATGTTGGTAAATAGGGGGAGTGCTTCTTACATTGCAGAAACTTTAAATGAATGTAATTTTTATGAAACTAAAGAAGACAGTTTCATAAAACATAATAACGAATATTGTTGGATGTATGATATGCGGGGAGAGATCATGATTGAGTATCTTTATCTTTTCAAAAATAATAAATGGTACGTTTCAGAAATGAAAACCATGAAAAGAAAACCAAAAGATTGTTATGATAATTATATTGTTTATCACACAAAATATATACCAATAGAAGAACATGAGGATTATTCTTATCCGAAACAATTAAAACATACAGAGGTACAGATGGTTTCTCAGATTGGAAAAATGTTAAAGAAAAATTTTGGGGAGGATAATATTTTGGTTCAAGGTAGAAAAACTAAGAAAATGAATTAAACGAATTGGCTTAGGCGGGGAGGTCTGGTGATGATCCTGATCACCTAGAAAAGTTCGGTTGTTAGTAATTTATTTAGTTCGCATTGGTACTCTAACAGTTGTAAGCAAACTTTTCACCCCGTCAAATCTTTTTAATATTCACAATTACACTATTTGGAATAATTGTTGTATTACCTATTTCTTCAATTTCCCCTTTTTCATTTGCAGAGTAATCCCCAAAAATTCTTGTAACACCTTTTGTTTGAGAAAGTAAGTGGCCTTTAGTAACACAAGTTGCTAAATCTAATTTCATTAAACTATCAATAGATTGCCATGAACTATCACTCAAAATATCTTTCCATGTTACAGAAACCATTGGATAACGGTCTTGCCAATTTTTTGATTTTTTATTTACTGTTATTTTTCGTTTTAACATTTACTTGACCAATTTTTGTTTCCAAATGTTTATTATGTATTTTATTAAATACTTTTATAAACTCACTAAAACTAGACGTTTTCAATTTTTTTTGTTTCAACCGTTTCGGCTTCGATAGTCTTTGCATTGTATCCGTCTATTTTATTTGATAATTCTTTTAGTTTATTTTCTAATTCTTCTCTACTCATACCTTCAAGGCCTGAAACTTTTACCTCTCTCTTATCGACATATAGCCCCGCTAATTGCCCGGATCTATATTCAGCCTGAACGGATACATTAAATTGTTTATTTTTTTCAGCTTCTTTAGATAATTTATCTAAACGTCTAAATCTTTTTAATTTATCTTTTGAAAATTTATTTACTTCTTCTTCGTATTTTTTATCGAGGTATTTTGCTATGTGAGGATTTAATCTTCGATTTAACAATCTAGAAGCTATGGCGGAATAATCTGTAGGATTTTTGCACTCATACTTTGCTTGTTTGCAAGCTTCAGCATATGAAATTTCACCCCAATTTGCAACGAGAATGTCAACAAACAATCTTTGCTTAGGTGTTAAGTCTTTTTCGGATCTGTCTGTTTTTTTAATTTGAGCCATTTTTCTACTATATAGATTATTTTAACACATTAAAATAGTTCAAAATAGTTACGGAGGGTATCTATATTAGCAATATTATTGTTTAGGTGTCCCTGAGGGACACCATAGGGACACCATAGGGACACCATAAAAACGTCTTAAAAGGTTGTTATTACTATCTTTTTTGTCTTTAGGGACACGAGGGACACCATATTGACCCCTGAGGGTATTTTTTTATTAGTGGAGGTCTAGATAATCTATATAGATAAAATTCCGGGCTTCAGGGAGGATCTCGGGCTTCGGGGAGGATATTAGTTTACGGAACTAATTATTTTTGGTAAAATTAATGAAATAGTGTTTTTCATTATTTGCTCTCTTAACCCCTGAGGTTTTTAGTTGTTATAATTATATTTTTTCCTCGGGGGTTTTCTTTAGTCCCCCAATACTTTTAATCTCTTTAAGTATTTTTCTACGCTCAGCTTTGTCGTGGCTTTGTCTATATTGCTTATATAACCATCTATACCTAAGCCATTTCAATTGAATTTTGGTATACCTTATTGTCTTATTTGATATTAACTCATTGAATTTGCTTCTAATTATATCAGGCTCAAAGCTAGCAAACCAACAAATATTGGTAAAATTTTGTGTATCATTTGTAAACCAATTATAACTATCTTGCTTCGCATAAGCGTCATGTTTGTGTTGACCCATGTTCAGTGCGTCTTCAAACGCTTGCAATATTATGGCCTGAAACAACCGTTCTTCCGGTGTCCGTTGTCCGTTTATCAGTTCCCGTGATATACTAATGCCCAAAATTTTTAACAAGTTTAACGAATAATTCACGATAATACCTTAATACTTTCGGTGCAGTGACTACGTTCATCGCAAAATAATAATCGTCTAAGTGGCTTTGAATAAAATCAGATCGGTCTTCGCCCTCTAAATTTTTACAGATTTCGATGTTTTCTTGAGCAAGCTCAGTTAAGTGTTTCATAGTTCACGTGCGGAGAGGGAAAAGATATGGAATGGATACTCCGCACGCAAATTTTTCACATATATGCCGTGAAATATGTCTAAAACAAAAAATACCGTATTCATACCTAACCTCAAATTTAAAGTTAATTAACTAATTTTCGCGGTTCATGAAGATAAAGAGCTTAACCCCTCTTTTTCATTAAGGTAATGGAATACGATATCAAATACTTATAGGATTATAATATGTAATGCAACAAATTTTTTGGTACAATTTTGCAAAAAAATCACATATGTAAGTGAGGGCGGTTAGGTTCCCGATTAACTAACCGCTCTTAAATAACGGGAATTGAAACGGCTTCAACCACAATATTTACATTTAATCTAAAATTATCTTTCGTTGGCCCTACACCTCTGTGTAGAATTTTACTAGGAAATATTTTAGCTTCATCAATCTTATCAAATATTTTTTCATTTTCTAATTCAAGATAGCCATCATTTGTATTCAAAGAATATAAAATAGTATAAAAATTGTCTTTTGTTTCATCAACATGAAAGTTGCCAAATTCACCTTTTTTGTAAAAATTCCACATAAGTCTATGAATTTTTATTATTTTTAAATTTGAATGTTTACAGACTATTTGTGCAATTATAAAACCAAAATCATTTAATCTTGTCTCTGTTTCACCGATTGGATGTTCATTTGTAACTCTACTCATTCCTTGAAAATGCAAATCTTTTTTAAATAAATTATTAAAATATTCGTCACTATCATGAGCAATTCTAAAATTTAATCTTTTAACAATATCTAAAAGGTATTTGACCACATCAGGTGGTAGTATATTTTTAATAATACGATAAGAATTCATTTAATAAATTTTTCTAACAAGGCCCACGCTAGCGGGCCTTGTCGCGCTGATCAGCTATTTACCCTTCAAAAGCTTTCGGCCTTGAGACAGTAAATTCTCTTTTGTTTTTTCATAAGGTTGGTTCTGCTTCTTTGCAATTTTCTTGACCTCATCATCAGTAATTTTTGCAATCATTGAAGCGGGTTTCCTGAAGCCGTGACTACCCATCGCACGTAAAATGCAATAGGTATCAATGTCAACGGCACAGGATTTCCATTTACTTATGTCCATCTTTCTTTGTCCTCTCTATTAATTGTTATTTTCCTCGTCCTCTTGATACTCACGGTCAATAAAATATCGAATGAAATTTATTTTATTATGCACGTTACCGTTATAGATTTTATCGAACACTCTAACAAAATCTTCCGTGTTAGTACCCCGCAATAACAACGCAGATTTAGATTTTAACGCAGTTTTAAAACGATCCCATTTAAATTTAGGATGTTCAGAAACAACCGCATACGCAGTAATAAAAGATCGAGTTAATTTAATGTTGAAATTATTTTTCATGAACATCAAATCAGATCCGATTTCATTACATCGTTGCAACGTTTTGATTTTAAATTTACCTTGTTTAAAATCATTTCTTGTTTCTCTCCACATTGAGTATCCGCCTGCAAGTAAAAATATTGCGCACTCCAACGGTAAAGAATATTGTTTCGTCATTGCTTTAACGATTTGATAATCTTTTTTTCCGTTTTCAATATGAAAATCAAGATAACCCTTCATCGACCAATTTTTTCTATTGGCGTTCATAATGGCAACATCGAATTCATTTTCGAATTTGCCTCTTATATATCGAATGGGTTTACCTAGTTCTTTTCGAGCTTGCAAAGTATGTTGACCATCAACTACCTCGTCATTCTCATTTATATAAATAGGTAGATCAAGATCCCTTCTCTTCATCTCCCTAATTAGTTTTTGTACGTGGCCTTTATCGATTTCTCGATTGCCTTTTACAGTTTTAAACATACTGTAATCACGAGTGATATGAATTATATTCTGCTCGTTTTTCTTTTTAGTTTTAGACATTATTCTAACTCCGTATTTTTTGCATCAATTTCACTATGGACTAAATCAGAAGCAGTCCAATCATTAAGTGGATAAACTGCCTGACCATCTAGGACTAGCGGAATTTTTGCAAGATTTTTAGTTTGTGTTTTAAAATGATCATCGGATGATTCCATCGGTTGACCATCTATTGTTAAGTTTTGAGTTTCAGAAAGTACCTTGTCCATTTCTTTAACCCAATCTCTGAAAGCTTCGGAATGTGATTTAATCATTTTCCCCCGCTTTCACTTGTTTTAACGCATGACTTAATTTACGCGCTAAATTTTTTTCATCATCATCTAAATTATCTGATAGCATACCTATAGAAAATCTATTTAAGATGTTCATAATTTCATCCTCCGTTAAAATTACGGGGACTTTATTTTTATTTTTTGGCATATTGTCTCTGTGTTTGTTTTTTGTTTTTAATCGTGCTACTCTTATTATTTGCATCTCTAACTATATAATTATTTTAATGGGATTTGCAAGGAAAAAATGTTATGGGATGTTATAGGATTTTATGACCAAATTTATGTTAGTTTTACACCTTTGTAGTGTTGTTGCAATGAAATGCACGGACGCTACTTATACGGGTTTGATGTTTGATGATCACTATACTTGTGCTTTAGGAGGCTACAGAATGGGTTATGAGACTTTTAAAAGACTAGAAACAGACGATTACTATGGCTTAGATCGTATAAATAAAGAAAAAATAGCTATAAAATTTGAATGTTTAGAGATGGAAAGCCCACAAGAAAAGCTATTAGTACCGCCAAAAAAGCCAAAAATTACAACATAGTTGCATTTATATCACATTTTGATATATAATCTTGCATGAAGCTTTATCGCGTCCAAGCAAACTATAAGAATATATATATTGATGAGACGCTTGAGGCCGAGAACGATAAAGCCGTGCTTGAGGATTTTGTAAAGAAGGTTGCCTCAGGCAATGTAACAGAAAGAGAAGGCCCAGGATTTTATAATCCTGACCATTTATTCTTAACCTTCGAGGAGGTTGACCGAGATGCAACTACAAAAGTTAATATCGGAGAAACTCCAATTGGAATCAAAGTGGGCCAACCAAGCTTTGAGCCAAGGAAGAGTAACGACTGATATGAAATGGATAGATATCAAGATCAAGGATCTTAAAAAGAGGATTAATGATCAGAGTGTCGAAGACGCAAAAAAAGGTCTTTTAGACATCGCTAGTTAAAAACTAGTATTTTTTTATTTTTCATATAAATTCGTAGGCTATTTATGTCTTCAAATTATTTCACTAAGTATAAATGTGAAAGTTTTAATTATATTAAAAAAGATTTAATTGAATTAATTTATAAAGATAAAAATGGTAAGTCTGATAAAACTATTTCTAAGACAGATTATTTTTCAAAGCAAAAAGGTGAATGGTTTAATTTATTTAAAGATAAAGTTTTAAAACAATTTAGTCTTTGGTTTATGAAAGAACATGAAGCAGAAAATTTTTTTTGCGAACATTGTTGGTATCAAATTTATAAAAAAAATGATTTTCATGAAACCCATACTCATAGAGGCACCAATTTTACAAATATTTTTTATCTACAATTACCAAATTCTAATTCTAAAACCTATATAAAAAATTTCGATTTGAATGTAGAGGAAGGTGAACTAATTTCATTTCCTGCTTTTATTCCGCATGGTTCAAAAATTAATTTGAGTGATAAAGATAAAATAATAATTTCTTTTAATAGCTCGATATAAATTAAAATTTATAAATCCCACAAAATCCCAGAAAGTTGCAAATTGTCGCATCTATAATCTAACACCCTAAAATGCGATTGCTCTAGAATTCAATAAAAAATATTTTTCGCCTAAAAAGTGCAAAACCAAATTTAGTATAATGTCATTATAAAAATTTTTATGAGAAATTTTTATTAGTGATAAGAAAAGTCACTTAGCTATTAAACATCGTGAATATGGTCAAGTAACAAGGAGAGCAACATGAGTGAAAAATCAGTCAGTCAAACTCTAACCAAGTTAGACTCAATGATGGCATCGTTAGATGTCAAATTTAATACCATGAAAAAATATCGAGATTGCAATTCAACATTGCCCGATGTTCTTCCATACATAACTAAAGAAGAAGCTCAACGAGCATATAGACTTTTAGTTAGAAAGTTTGGAAGAAAAACAAAAGCATATCCTCGTGGAAACATTGCTTACCAAAACTATCAATGGAAGAATGTTAAAATGAGAGTAAGAGAGGTAAGACCTTTTGGAAAAAAAGCGTTTGAAACTTTTACAAGAAGATGTTGGATCTGTTTATCCGGTGATCCGTCAACTTTACATAATGGATGGAGAAGATTAATCCATGATGTATCGCACATGGTTCATAAATGGTTAAGGCCAAACATGAACCATCATTGCTACCAACAAGCTGAACTAGAATTGGACATGATTAAGTATGTACAGTTCAAAGGTTGGTTAAATGGTACTTTGAAGAAAAAGAAAATTGTTCTCTCGCCTGAAGATAAAAAGCTGAAGAAGATAAAACACTTTGAAGCTTTGGTAAAAAAGTGGGAAACAAAAAATAAAACAACTTTGACTTACTTGAAAAAGTATAAAGCAAAGTTAAAACGTTTAAATAAATAACAACAACCTTGACCATATTCACAAATTAATTAAAAGGAAAAAGATATGTCATTTGAATGGAAACACCCGAACTACTATAAAGAACTTAAAAAAATCCAAGAGAGCGAAAGTAAGAAGGAGTTGGAGAACAATGAGGACAAGGAGATGAATGAAGAATCTCAAGATCCTCAATCACAAGATTAACTCTTGTGTTGTTACAGTGATTGCAATTATTATTCCTTAGCTTCTCCCCAGGATCGTCCGAGGGCAATATCAACTTTGGAAGGTACTTTGAGACTGTCGACTGCATTTTCCATCTTTTCTTTTATTGTTTTAATTTCATTTTCATTTCCTATTGAAAAACATAATTCATCGTGGATTTGTAGTAAAGGCATAAATCCCGCTTTGTAGCAATCAATCATAGCTTGTTTAGTTTGATCGGCCGCTGATCCTTGTATCAATCTATTTAAAGCTTTGTAAGTATAGGCCCTTCTGATGTTATTTCCATAAATGGCCTTAGCCTCCTCGTAGTGCATAGCTTTATTCATTCCGAAGGTAGATGGCTCCCACATGTCAAATCGGCATTTACGGCCCTTTAACGTTCGAATAAAGCCATATTTTGAGGCACTGTTAGTCACCTCTACAGCTAATTTTTTAACAAATGGCACTCTGTCATTATAAGTTATCAAAAGCCTTTCAGCAGAGTCTTTATCTATACCTAACTCTTTAGCTAATTTGGCCTTACCCATACCATAGAATAATCCAAGGTTAATTGTTTTAGCTTGAGTTCTTGATATGCCTGCCATGTCAGCCACTATTTGATGAAAGTCAGCCTCTTCGTTTTCGTAAGCTTGAATAAATTCGTCAGCCCCCGGAAATTGTTTTGCAACTGAGGCCGCGTAATGAGCCACAAGTCTAGGCTCTTGTTGTGAATAATCAAAGCTACCCCATTGTCTTCCTTCTTCAGCTAAAAATAATCCACGAATTTTATCTCCAAACTCTTTGTTTCTTGCGGGAATTTGTTGTAAGTTCGGATTTGAATATGATAAACGCCCCGAAACAGTTCCACCCTGATCGGATCTTAATTGATTTATCTCAGAGTGAATTCTACCTTTGTGGGTATATCTTAAAATGGAGTCTATAAATGTTGAATGGAATTTATTTATTTCTCTTGCTTCTCTTATTAGTTGCGCTATCGGGTTATTACAGTTCATTAGCCAATTTTGCGTGAAGCTAGGTTCTTCGGTTTTCGTTGTCCGTGGGTACTCAACACCAATACGATCAAACACTTGCGCAACAGATCTAGCCGCCCAAATATCTACATTGATAGTAGTTTCATCTTTTATTTTTTTAAGAACAATGGACTCTTTTTCTTTGAACTCTTTTTTTAATGAGTGAGCTTTTGCTTCATCCACCCTTATTCCCCGTTGTCTCATTTTAATTAAGATAGGAAGCAATTCCATTTCCATTTCCCAAACATCGTGAAGATCTTGTTTTATAATTTCTTGTTTTAGTCTTTGCCAAAGCCTTAGGGTTAACCCTGCATCTTGCTCAGCATAGAAGCCTACGTAGCCCGCAGGCAGTCTCCAGAGATCAGCTTTAGGGTCAATTCCCCATTCTTTAGCTTTTTCGTTGAGAAACGTTTCATTTTTAATTTCACCTAAATAGTCTTTTGCACAAGCATTTAAACTAAAACTGTATCTGTTTTCATTTACAATCGCGGCCGCAACCATCGTGTCAACTATCTTCCCATTTATTTCAAAACCATTTACTAACAACCAACCTACATCATAGCTTGCATTGTGAAAAATTTTAGTTGCAGGAGTTTTTAAAATATCTTGAAACCATGCGCATGTTATCGACAAATCCATGTTACCACCCGCATCATGTTGAATTGGAAAATACCATTGTTGATCAAAGGCCGCTACAGCAAAGCCAACAATTCCTCCATCAAATGTGGCCCACCCTGATCCTTTTGTTTTAATGTTAGGATCTTTTGTTTCTAAGTCAATTGCTATTTCTTTTGCTTGAGATAAGTCTGGGTATTCTGAGGGACAGATCCAATCACTGTCGTTGTATATAAAATTAAGTTGATGTGTCATTTACCTTCTTCTTTCTATTTTCTTTTTTTTCTTTATACCATTTTGTTTCTCTGCCATTTTTTTTGCACCATTCATAATGGTTTTTTAAAAGTTTTTTTGATAATCTTTTATCTTCAATCATTTCTTTTTAGCGTCTTTTAATTTTTTTATTTCTAAATCACAATAATGTTTTATTTTTTCTAAATCTTCAATTCCATTTTTATGCTTATATCTACAAACATATTTAACAACATTACCTTGAAAAAACGATAAATCATTTTTTGCAATGAACTCATACGGTTGAATGTCAAAAAATTTATAGTGGCTCCCTCCAATCTGCTTATCTTGTGGAAAAGCTTCATCAAACATATCTTTATCACTCATAGTTTATACTCCTGCAAAACTTTTATTTTCTCTTCAGCATTTGCAATCTTTTCAATTAATTTGTCTACCTCATCTACATGTTGAGGATGTTCTCCTATTCCAACCGGTTGTTCTAAATAAATTTTTATTGTTGCTTCAGCTTCAGAAATTTGTGCATTGTACCTATCCTCCAAAGCTTGAATTATTACTCTTTTAAACATAATTAGCCTCGTATAATTTATAATATTTTCCTAACGGAAAATTATATTGATGATGAGTGCCTAACAAATGTAATGTCCCTTTAGATCTGGTAGCACCCGTATACCAAACCCGAAGCTCTTTAATCTTTTCAGATAAATTTTTCTTTTCATAATGAGATGGAAAGTTACATTTACTTGATAAAACAACGTTGTCTGCCTCTCCACCTTTTACTTGATGTATAGTATCTATTATAATTTTAGGCGGTTGAGATAAATCCACCCCCTCTTTTATCATCTTTAAAAAATATTGTTTATCTTTTTCTTTAAATTTTCTTTTAAACACTTTTAACCATGATCCTTTTTCATCTCTCATACCACATCTGAGATGTAATTCATCAAAATTAAACACTTGATTAGGATGAGCAAAAGACCATTTTTTGCTTTCTTGAGATCTAAATCCGTGGTCTATATTCAATAGATACTCATACATTATACAAGCTTCTTCTCTTGTAATGCTTCCGCCCTCACAAACTTTTTCCCAATATTGAATTGCTTGAAACTGATTGATATCAAAAGATTTGTTGCCTTTTACATCTTGATAATACAAAGATAAATTTTTAGCTTCTTCTTGTAGTTCTTTTTTTACATCATTAATTCTTGCAAGGACTAACCAAGTTCCTTCTGTTTTCCAAGGAACCTTTTTTAAACTATTCCAATAATGGATACTCCCCTCTTTATCATTAGAATAAAACTCTTTTTCTACTCTGTTGTTTTTCATTCCTTGCAATAAACATTTAGAAAAGAAATGCACATTTTTATTTAATCTCACTGATTTTTTTAAAATAATATTTCTACCTGGAAAGCTTTGAAAGTATTCTACCTCTGCCCCGTTCCACTCATAGATAGCTTGATCGTCATCTCCTGCAATGTAAACTCTCCAAACATTCTTTGCAATTTTAACAACCATATCCCACTGCAACGGTGTGAGATCTTGAGCTTCATCGACCATCAATACTTTTATTGGTAGATTGCCTGCATCATCGATAAACTTTTTTACCATGTCAGTAAAATCTAAACGATCCGGTGTCCGTTGGCCGTTCTCCGTTTCCATTGTTTTGAACTCCTCGTAGCCTGCAATAATAGATTTGAACTGTTGTAGACGCACCGCTTTTCTAGGTTGTTGTTTATACAAAACTATCGGATCTATTTTCATGTTTCTTGCACGGTCGTATATCTGTAAAGACCAATTGTTATAAACTTTAGCCTCATCATATTCGTTTTTAAAATTTATTTTTACAGTGCCGTATTGAGTATGGAACATTAATAAATCTGCTCTAGGATCTAATACGGGAATTTCAGCAAACTGTTGTCGGGCCAAAGAATGTAATGTTCGAAAGTATACAAAATCATCCTCATCATATTCTTTAAATTTTTTTCTAACTCTACTAACGCATTCATCAACGGCTTTATTTGTAAAAGATATGTAACATATTTCGGACGGTGATATTCCTTGCTTGAGATACCTTTGAACTCTTTTGAGTAAGTTTTCAGTCTTACCCGTTCCAGGAGGCCCAAAAATTTTAATTGTCTTCCCACGCAGCTTTTTGTTTAACGAATTTGACATCTTTATTTTTATGCTCTGTTTGTTTTGGTAAACTTACAACCCAATGACGTGTGTCAATGTTTTGGAATTTCTTTTTAGGTATTGCCCCTCCCGCTTCTAAAAATTTAGTACAATCTTTTTCTGACCAATTATACCCCATTTTTTTCATAAACTTTCTAAACGTTTCTAACTTAAATCTCATTTCAACTTTATCAATCCAAATGTTACCAGAATCGATTTGATCGAACTCTGTTGTGTCCTCCACGTCCTCAAGAAATTGTGATAGCCTAGAATTAAAGACATCACTTTGTTCTTCATGTGCATCAAAACCTTCCATGTCTTGTTTGTTAGATACTAACTCCTCCAACCAATCTCTGTAAGGATCAGGATCACGTTTAGATGGTTTAAGAGGTCGCCAAACTATATCGTAATTTAATAATTGCTCTCCAAGCAGTTGTTGTTGGTACAATTGTTTTGTAGATAAACGAACCGACTTACCTTGTATTGGTAAAATCCAATATGGTTCTGGGTATGAGTTTACTTTGATTAATTTACCCACCTCAGGAATTGCTTCATTCAAACCTATTCCGTATTTTCTTCTTACACATGTACTAGATACACAATGTACTCTTGCAATAGATGTTTTACATTTATAAGCATAGTCCTTGTTCTCAACCCCTCTAAAAATATTTTCTAATTCTTTTGGATGTAATTCCTCACTACAAACCTTGTTCATCATTTTTCTTGTCCAATCTTGATACATGACGGGATCAGGGTTTATTTTTTTGCTTAATACTGCAACATTGAACATTGCATCGTTACGGCCTTCTCCTTTTTTAACTTTGTTTTTCATAAAGTTGATTACGCAAGGAGGATAATCTTTTGTTTCATCGTCTTGAAATATTTTTAATTTTTTAAATTGTTCAGGTGTCAATCTGTGCTGAGATACAAATTCGTATAAGTTTTCTAATTTTATTCCGTTAGCATTATCATCCATCGCTAACCTAGTTGTCATGTGTGCTTTTTGATACGGTAGATTAACAAAGCTACCTTTGTGTTTGTCGTCCCACTTTTCCGGGGTTAGATCAACTTGATCTTGTGCTGGATAAATATCTGTTGTTGAATCATTGATTCCTAAATCAGAAGCAAGTTCAATTAATTTTTTTCGCATTGATGATGCTTCAACTACACCATCTATAAATAGTATTAAATGTAATCCATTAGATTTAGATCTAAATGGAATTAATGGGTATTTCCTTTTCCGTATAATCGATATAATTTCCTTATGCTGTATATTATAACGATCAACATCGATGACCCCCCAACTGCATGTATTATCATCTCTGATAGGGACAGATCCATAGTAAGCTTCTCCTTTTAAATGTTGTAACCAATGTTCTTTGGTCATTGGATTAGGCTCAACCCAATGTCTGAACTCTTGCTTACCGTCTCGACTACGTGTTTGTCCTAGAGGTTTGGAAGCTCCAAAATATGTATTTGAACCCTGGAAGAGTTCTACAAACTCCCCCAGGGTTTTGTCAAGTATGTCCATATTAGAATGGTGTTTTTTCTACGGACTCTTCTTTATCGTGATTAACTTTTACAGCCCCTTGTTTACAGCTGTTGTAAAAAGTATAAGCCGCTTCCAAGACATCTTTCGATTGAATTGTACCTTGATGTTCAATCTCCCAACCATACCAAGAACCAAGATTGTTCTTTTCTAGTACCGTTTTAAGTGTGTACATCTGAGTAAATGGTGCTGGTTTAAAATAACCAGACCCATCTTTTTTCTTCTCTCGAACTGACATCATCATAGAATTCCACTTCTTAGACTTTTTTCTTTGAGTAGATTTCATTGTCATCATTGCAGTGCTAGACACATCTTTATCTTCAACAATTAAAACATAATGAGAAGCAGTCTCTTCGACATAGTTTCCGTTCTCAAGTCTGTCTTTATTTTTGTCGTCTCTAGTTGTCTTTGACATGATATCACTGTCTGAAGGATAGATATTCACTGGTGCAGAACTACCTTCCTGACCTCTATCTCTCCATTCAATATACTCAAGCTTATAAAAACAAGGAACTACTGAAATTCCTTTTTGGCCATCATATAATTGATTTGTGACTGTGTTAAAAATCATACCAGGTCTTGCCTCAGGTATGAATTGAGAATCTCCTTGCGTTACTTGTGGAGATAGTTGACCAAGTATTTTTAAGAAAGGTAATGCAAGACTCTTTGAGTCTACGTTCTCAAAACCTTGATCTGCAAATTGTTCCAAATTAATATTTGCAACAGCACCACCAGCTTCTCTAGTAGCGACTTCTTTTTTATCGTTTAACTTCATAGTTACTCCGTTATTATTTGTTCGTTATTTTCGTCTTGTTAGCAATATATACTCCAAACATATCAAATGGAACCTGCTCCCCCTTTTCCACTTGCTCTTTAACAAATGCTTTTAAGGTCATAGGTTCTACTTTTTGTTTTTGAGTGTAGGCAAAACCAAGTTGTTCACAAATTCTTACGAGTTCGGAAACTTGATTATCTTGCCCTTTATCTATATTTGCCGTCAAGACATTTTTGATCATGTCGCCATGACCGTTATCTCTAAGCCAACCAAAAGCCTCATCGTTTCTTGACTCAGGAATTTTTGCGGCATAAAAAGGTTTTACCTCAACCTTAGTGCCGTCAGCTAGTTCTAGTTTAGACACACCAGCTTCCTGCATCATATCAGGAATTGTTCGTTCCTCATACTCTTTAGCTTTTTTCTTTAACTCAGAAATCTCTTTATCTTTATCTTCAATTTCTTTATGAAGATTTTTAAGTTCATTACATTTATCAGAAATAGACTTTACGTCATCTTTACTTAATTCAATGTTCGAGAACTTTTCGATGTCTAGATTTTCCATATATTTCCTCCTAATCTGTCTATAATTATTTTCTTGATTAATGCAAGAAAAAAAATATAAATATTTTATGGAATGGAAATACCCTTACAAGACGAAACCGTTTGATCACCAAAGAACTGCCTTAAATAAATCAGCTCACTCTTTAGCTTATGCTTATTTTATGGAGATGGGTACGGGTAAAACAAAAACTGCGATTGATAATATTGGTTATCTATATTTAAAAAAAGAAATAGATACTGTCCTAATAGTGGCACCTAAATCTGTATACACTATATGGAGTAAAGAAATAGAAGCACACCTACCAGATATAGTGCAAAGAGATATATTTCAATGGAAGGTTGATAAACCTAAAATGTGGGATAAGTTTTTAAAAAGTGAGAAACTAAAGATATTTCTTATGAATGTTGAAGCTTTAAGTGGTAAAACGGGATTTAAAGAAGCTGAGTCTTTTTTGAAAAAATTTCCGCAGAACTTTGTTGTTATTGATGAATCTACCACAATTAAGAACCCTAAGGCCAAAAGAACTAAATATATACTATCTTTAACAAAACATATTAAATATAGAAGAATACTAACAGGATCTCCTGTAACTAAATCTCCCCTTGATTTATACTCACAGTGTTATTTCTTAGACCCTAAATTATTAGGATATGAAAGTTATTACGCTTTCAGAAACAGATATGCAGAAATGCAACAGATTCAGATGGGTGCAAATAGATATATATCTATTCCAAAGTTTTATAAAAATATAGAGGAGCTAGAACACAAACTAGATGTTTTTTCTTTTAGAGTGCGTAAAGATGAATGTTTAGATCTTGAGCCAAAAGTAAGACAGAAAAGAGTTGTGCACATGTCAACAGAGCAAGGTGTTCTTTATGAAAAACTTAGAAGGCGAGCCTTAGCTATTGTAAACGATTCGACTATATCCTTCAGCAACAAATTGACTGAAATGATAAAATTACATCAACTTACAAATGGTTTTTGTAAAGATGATGATGGTAACATTCTTGAATTTGGAAAACAAAAGATAAATGCTCTAGAAGAAATTATCGAAGAAACTGATGACAAGATTATTATATGGGCTAATTACATATATAATATAGAACAGATTAAAAATTTTCTTACAACTAAATATGGTAAAGATTCTTTTGTTGAAATTTATGGGGCTACTAAAGTTAAGGATAGACAAAAGGCCATAGAATCTTTTCAAAATGATCCTAAGGTTAGATTTTTTGTTAGTAATCCTACAACGGGTGGTTATGGTTTAACTCTTACTGCCGCAAACACAGTGGTTTATTTTTCTAACAATTATAATTTAGAAGTAAGAAAACAATCAGAGGATAGAGCGCATCGATCAGGACAGACCGGCACGGTAGTGATCATAGATATAATTACAGAAAACACCATTGATGAAAAGATAATGAAAGCTTTAACTAAAAAAGGCCAGATCGCAGCAAAGACTTTGGGTGAAGAAGAACTTAAAGATTGGTTATTGTAATTTTTTAAACTGTTCAACTCTTTCTAAAAACTTATCTCCATATTCAGATAGTTCAGCTTCGTTCAATTTAAATTCTTGGTATTGTAAGCCTCGTGTGCAAATACTTATTACACCTTGTTCTATTGGTCCGTAATTTTTTTTATGTGCAAGATAGTATGCACCGAGTTGAAGTTTATAATCATCAACCCATTCTTCTCTCTTAGGTTTGTTTGCTTGTTTAAAATCTATAATAGATGGTTTACCGTAGGCGATTGCAACTAAATCTGTTGTGCCTGCGTATTGGTTTTCATATTCTAATGATACCTCGTTACCCCAAACCTCTTCTATATCCAAATTATCTAAAATAATTTTGGCCATCATCCGTGGTTGTTTACCCGATTCACTTGCATTAAAATAGCCCTCCCCATTGTAAGCGTATTCTAATACTTGGTGCATTTCTGTACCAATCGTAGATGCTTGTTGCATAATTCGATCCGCTTCTTCATTCCCAACTTTTCTACGCCAATTATCTAAAAATCTTTTGTCCTTCGTAGCTGATAAAATTGTGGTAACGCTTGGAACTTTAGCCTCTCCTACAAGATATTTTCTTCCTGTAGTATCTGAAAATCTATTATAATGTTTATATGGATATTTACGAATCCGTTTCATCTTTATTTTTAACAAAAGAAACATCTACTTCTTTTGTTTTTTTATCTTTATTCTCACCCTCTACAGCTTTTAATATTGCAAGATCAATTTCAGATAAAGGTTTACCTGCTTTTTGATCAGCTTTTATTAAATCGTATACACCTTTTACAGTAGCCATTAATAATCCTTCCCTTTTGTATATAGTTTAGTGTTATAAAACTTAATTTTTGGTTTGTCTAGTTTTTTTAACCCACTGTTTTCTGATAATCCTTCAATGTTTTGATAAATAGCATTTATTCTTTTTCTAGCATCCACGTTAGATAAATTTGAAAATTCTGGTAAATTTATTTGTCTTAAACCAGTAAACGTTTTTCCAACAATATCTGTCGCTTTAAATTTTCTATAAATATCATTAGCATTGGCCTCTTCACCATTTACTTCATAAAAAGCTTCATTTGGTAATCTTAATTTTTGTTTTCTTAAATCTATTCCTTTTGTTCCACCCCTATATTGTTCTGTTCCAAAACCCCCTCTAAAAAAATCTTCATCTCCTGGCATTGTTATACTTACAATCATTGAATCATATTTATCTCTGTTTTGATTATATTCATCAGTTAATTTTTTTATTTGAGTAGTTGTAGGTTTTCCTGCAAATTCGGCATATAATCTATTTTGATTTCCTGTAACTCTAACCCCACCTGTTTTTAACATCCAATCATACATAGGTCCAAAGTCAATACCGTTATACCCTTCTGTAGTTAAGAATGCGACTCTTCTGTGTTCTGTGTCTCTAAAATTTCCACCTCTTAAATTAAAATTTAACATTTTACCATCAGGCATAATAAATCCTGCGTCTCTTATATCTTCGGTAGTTCCAAATTTTTTAATTGATTTTTGTATTAGTTCTAAATCTTTTTCTGTTTGGGGAAGATAAATTGATGAACCTGACGAATCTAAATTTTTTACTTTGAAGGTAAAACCATCTACTGTTGCTGTTTCATTTACTAAATTTGCAAAGTTAATAGCATCCTGCATTTTTAAATCAGAACCAAAATCCATTTCAAAACCAATATTCGCACCTTCAAAATCACTTGGGACTGTTTCTGCCACGAAGGCAGCATCTTGATTGAATTCTTTTGCTCTTTCTTTTATGACATCGCCAAATTTATCTAAATTAAAATTTGATTTAACATTAGCTTCTATATCTAAACTTCTTTCCACTGTTTCTGCGTAAGAGCCAACTGTATCTGCTATTTTGTAGTTAACTACATCAGGAGTGCTTTCGAAAAAATTTTTAATTGGAACTGCTAATTTTCCTTGTTCTAACAACTCTGGAATATCTTCCCGTTGCGCTGAAATCCCTGCTGTTATTTCTTTTCCTCCCTCTTGAGCTTTTGGATAAAATCTTGTTTGTTCAGTTGTTTTAGTTCCTGCTACTGCAGGGGCTTTTATTTGTTGGTCAATTTTACCAAGATCTAAAACTAAATTTTTTTGAACGGCTACTCTTCCGTTTGGTCTTCTTATTTTTTTACCTTTAAATTTTTTCAATTCTTTAGTAGTGGTTGGTTTGAAACCTCTTTTTTTCATAGCCTCTAAGGCTTCAGGACTAGTCAAATCCTCTGCTACAACAAATCTTCTACCTTCATCCCTAGCTTTTTGAATAATATCATTAAAAAGTTGATCACCAGCATCTCTAAAAACACTTCCAGCCTCAACTATTACTAAAGCATCTTTACTGTTTACATCACTTTGATTTACTCTCCCAGACCCAGGCAAAGCTATTTTTGCGCCTGCTATTGGAAGCCCATCTTCATCCACGACAAGCAAAGAATCTTTTTCTTTTGTACCAATAGTATCGTAAGCAACTGACGTAATATATTCAATTGCACCCAATCTTTTGTTGTAAGTGTTTATTAATTCTTGTTGTCTTTCTTTTGATGTGTTTTCAGGAGTTTCTCCTTCTGGATATTCGTGTATTCTATATTTTTCAAAAAGTTTATTTTGTAATTCCATTTCCATTTTAGCTTTTGTAGAGGCAGGCATAGGTGCCATAGGGCCACTCATTTTTTTCTTAAAACCCTCTATTCCACCTCTCATTACTAATAAATCATTCATTAATTTATCATCTAAAAAATTTTGAGTTGTTAAAGTTTTTTCTTTTTCTTCTTCTTTTGGTTCTTCTATTGCTTCAGGTGGGTTATTATCTCCTATACCTCTTTGTTCAAATATGGTCGGAAGTTGTTCAGGAATTTCTGATCCACCAGTTGTTACAGGTAGTTTTTCTTCAGGCAGGGGAAAAGTTTCTGTTGTATCTATTTTAGGTGGTTCAGAGCCACCAGTTGTTAATGGTATATCTATTTTTTTTGTCTCTCCTGGTTTTAAATTTTTTTCTACATCTTGTCTTACTTTCTCCATCTCGTCTGCATCAGGTGCAAGGACTCCTGGTACCTTTAAACCAAACTCAGAAATATTTTTTTTTAATCCTGAGGCTACAGCTTGAGTTGGCATAAATAATGCCCTTAACATTTTTAATTCTGAGCTATCCATATCTTTCGGAGATGCTTTTAGCTTTTTTATAAGTGGTTGTAAATCTTTTTGTGCTTTATATCCTACCGCTCCACCAACACCAATAGTGGCTATTGCTTTTAATAATGCGGGTAAACCAAGGACAGGAGCGACCATATCATATCCTTGTTACTAATTCTAAAATTATGTATCCCATGCCTACTAATAATCCACCAGCACATCCAATTAAAATTCTTTCTATTCTTGTAATAGATCCTTCAATTCTATGTATTCTATCATGCGTTTGTTTTTGCATGATACGACAAAGTTTTTCGTGAGATTCTATTCTTTCAAGTGCTGACTTAGACATTAAACAGTTCTCCTTTGAGCTATCGCAGCCCCTAAAGTATCATCAGGAAATAGATTGTCATAATTTTGTGCAGTTAGTTGCTCAATACCTTGTCTTACTGGTGATGGTAAAGAAACTCGATCATCTTGTTTTGGTTTGAAAGGATTTGGTAATGGCCCGATATCCTTTATAACACCCTCTTTACTTTTTGGTTCAGGTAAAGCTTCCTCAACAGCTGAAAACTGAGCTGCATCAATACCACCTTTAGGTATATTTTGACCGTAAGCTTGGTTAACAATAGCAACTGTTGATGCGAGTTTTCTTCCTGTTCCTGTAGCTTGGTTCATAGTTTGAAGCCACCCTGGCTTATCGCCACCAAATTCTTTATTAATTAATTTTTTTGCTGCTCTTTGTTCAAATACATCTTTTGCATTATCGAAAGCACTTCTTCCTAATAATAAACCTTGAATATTTGCTAATTTAAAACCAATTATACCAACTAATTGTCTTGCACCTCTTTGAAATATTCTACTTATACCAGCCGCTGTGTTAGATGGATTTACTAAGTCAGCGGGTTTTAAAGTTTTTCTAACCTCATTTACGAAATTTTTTAAAGTAGTAATTTCAGTTGGGTCAAATAACGATCTTGCAAAATCAGGGTTTTTTTCAAAAATGTAATCAAAATTTCTTACCATGGCAGCAGGATTAAATTTACCGTTTCTTATCGAATCATTAAACATTTTTTCAATCATCCCGCCTCTTAGCTTAGCAAAATCATTATTTTTTAAAGCTGCTGCTTTAGGAGATAATTTATCTACACCAAAAACAGTTTTTAATCTGTTTATTATTTGAGCACCATCTTTTTTTCTCCCTACAGTTCCTAAACCATAAATATAATTTATAGCTTTCATTCCTGTCACATCTGGATCTAATAATATTTTTTGAATTGCATTCCCTGCTGTATCTTGAACAGTAACATTACCTTTTTTAATTGGGTTATTTTTAAATGTTTGTTCTTTATAACGAAAAGCCTCTCTGGCTTTTATTAAATTATTTTTAATTACTTCATCGCCTTCTTTTCCAGCAAACAATAAATTATCCATTGTATCGTTATATAATTTATCGAATTCTTGTTTGATAGCGATAGCAGTTTTTTTATCAGTATCATTTTTAGCAGCACCAATAAAATTGGCTAATTTTTTTCTCATAATTTCAAAATCATTTAAAGTTTTAGGAGGTACTTTTTTTTGACTTTTTTTCTTCTTAAAACTATTAACAAATGCTTTTATTTCTTTAAAAGCTTGAGTAGAAGCTGGTGTAAGTTTTGTATCTAAAATACCAGTGGCTTCATCGATAGCTTTTAAAAAATTGTATGGTTGTTTTGTTTCATCCTTAATTGTTTTTTTTACTGAATTAGTTAACAATTGTATGTTAGATGCTTCACCATTAAATATAGCATCTTTATCTACTAGGTTGTAAGCATCATCAACTTTTTTAGATGCTACGTCAAAAGCTTCTTCAATAGTATTAATTAATCCTTGACCAATATCTTCTACACCTTCTTCAATAACATTACCTTCATTGAATTTTTTTATCATAGCTTTTAATCCAAGACCAATATCGATTTCTTGTTTTCTTAAAAACTCTAATGCTTTTTTTTGCACGTCAGGACCAAATGCACCTTTTGCAGCTTCATATAACGCAGCAATACCTTCTTCATTTCTTTTCGCTTGTGATTGTGAAAGTTCAAATCCAAAATCTCCTGCACCTGCTTGTACAGCAGCAACTTCATTATCAAAACCTTTGGCGATTTGATTAAAGAAATTTTCAGCAAACTCTGGTGTCATTTTTTCCGTATTTATACCTGCTGCCTTTAATGCTTTTTCACCTGCAGGTGTAATTTCTATTCTTCTTACCTTTTCGCCATCAACAGTTTCTGTAATTAACTTATAATAATTAGGGTTACTTCTAAACATTTTAAGAACCCCTCTACCGACAGGGCCAAGTACACCTTCAAATCCTAATGTTATAGCACCAGTTATACCTACTCTTCCTAAATCAAAATCACCCCCAAGTGCTACTGCACCTGCTTCTTGAGCAGCGGTAACAACTCCTGCTTGTCCAGTTTGTGCAAGGGATCTTTTTAAAATATTTCCTGCATATTTTTTTGCAATTGTGGAGTATCCTGGAATGTATTGTAAAATTTGTGAAGTAGTTTGAATAAAATCTTGAAAAGAAGCACCAGGTCTATTTAAATAAAAAGATTGACCGTCTGGCATTACAGCGATTGGATTACCAAACTTGTCTTCCATTATATTACTTCCTGGTATTTGTTCCATTATTATTTGTGCTTGTGTTCTTATATTAGGTGTAATACTCATACCCAAGGCAACTTTACCAGCACCTTCACCTACATATTCACCAATTTCAGGCATATCAGAAAACTCAGTAGATTTTGTTCCTGAAAAAAATTCGTAAATAGATTCACCAACTCCAGATAAAAAATTTTTTTCTTTTTTATCTAATCTTATTTCATCTAATTCTTTTATTTTAATTTCATCAGTTATAGCGTTATCATTAATGCCTAACTTTTTTTTTCGTATTTCATCGAGTTCTTTTATTTTATCAGGATCTGTAACTTTAGTAACCATTTTAGTTCTCCGGGTTATAAGGTATGTACTGACCACCTACATATATATATTGATTTCCTTCACTATCTGTAATTATATTTTCTGCAAACTCTGGATCAACTTTGTTCATATTTAAATTTATTTGTTTTTGTATATCTTCTGTAATTAATGGATTATTTTTATGAAATTCTGCTTTCATTTGTCCATAAGTTTTACCTTCATATCTTCCTTGTAATCCCTTGTTAGCAGCCATGAAAGGTTCTACAACTTCTAAAAAGAATTTTTTATTTATTTCGTTTGCTCTTCTTGTTAATGCTGTGTTAAGTAGAATACCATCTTTAGACATACTTAATCCTGGAGTTACATTAGCAACAAAACTTAATTCTTTATTTGATATAGCTCCTTTAAAACCTTGAAGGTTATCTATTGTTAATTTACCTCCTACAGTTCTTAAAACTTCTGCCAAAGGAACATTTTGGAAGTTAGCTTCAATACCAAACTCATTTAAAAATTTAGTAGCAGATAATCTAAATTCCCCTAAAGCACCTGTCTTCAATTCATCGTCAGGTAACTTTGCAAGTATATTTAATTGTTCTAATATATTATCTAATTGAACAGCACTATTAAAAGTTTTTCTAACACTTCCAAATTCTTCTGCATCAGCTTTTCCTAACTCCTCACCAATTTTTTTTGTATAAGGATCTATTTCTCCACCTACATTTACAGTAGTTCCAGATTTACCAAGTATGTCAATTTTATCTGTAACTAAATTTTTTTGATATAGCAAATCAGAATTATAGGCTTGGCCAAATTCTGCACTAGCTTCTTCAGGTGTTAGTATTTTAAACTTATCTTTTGCTTTTTCTTCTTTCTCTCTTCCTATTTTTTCAAGTTTCATTGTTGTAAGGTTTCTTTGATAAGCTCCCTTACCTTGTAATTCAGGCGGTAAATCTTCGTCTGCTACTAATTCATATTGATCTACTTCTTCATCGTCATCTTCTAAATCTCTTATCTGTGAGGCAACTGTAGGAACTGCCGCCATACCTTGACCAAGAGTTCTAGCTAATGCTCCTAATTCAGATTCTCCAGGTGCTTTTCTTGCTTGTAATAAAGCTGAAGTTATAGGTGTAAGTAATAAGTTTCTTCGTTCTACTTCAGATAAACCACCAACTTTAAATTTCTTAACATCTAATTTTTTTTCTTTTTTTAGATAAGCATCTCTAAAAAGGGGTCTTAATAAAACCTTATTCATTTACCCTCCTATTCCTGAAAATGCTTGGAAAGCTCCTAATCCTGTTCCTATAGATTGTGCTAATGGTGCTGCTGTTGGTGCAGTAGACATTGTTATTTGTGATTGACTTGTTGGCCCTGCAGCGTAAATGTTTTTTAAGAACTCTGCTCTTTGGAATGGTTCATAAGCCTGTTGTAATTGTGTTGCTCTTTGAGCATCCAGAGCTTGTTGTGCTAATTGTCTTTCTAAACCACCAGCCGCTAATAATTGATTAATATCTTGTCTTGCCATATCTTGTTGCTGTTGTCCAAGAGCACCTAATTGTTGTCCAGCCGCTAAACCAACTCTTTGTTGATTTTGTGCCGCTCCTAATGCAGTTTGAAAACCTTGTGCTTGTGATCTACCAATTGCTTCTAATCTTCTTAAATCTTGTTCAGCTCTTTGCACACCTTCTCTTCCACCACCAAAAGCACCTGATCTAACAGCTTGTGCAGATAATTTATTTTGTCCCATTTGTGCTTGTCTGTTAATTTCATCAGTTACATATTGTTGGTAAGGATTAAAAAACTGAGATATGTTTGGTGCTTGAGCCGCAGATAGTATTTGTCCTATTCCTGCAGATGTTGTCGGTGATCCGATGCCCGTTGTCCCTGCAGTTTGAATACCTCTTTGTTCTAAAACTGATAATGGTGCTGTTTGTACATCAGGAATGTTTACTGGCTGTTGCGCTACTTGACGCGCAATATCCATCAATTCTAATTTTCTTTCTTCAATACCAGGAGCTTCTCTTACATATTGTGTTTGAGATGCTGGAGTTGATTGAGGTGCACCTCCGCCACCACCAAATATATTACTTATAAAACTCATTTACTTATCCACTTCTCTAGTTGCACATGTTTCTTTTGCCATCCCCATTTTTTTGAGACTTTCTCCCAACCAGGTCTAGCCCAAAGACTTAAACGTTTGCATCCATTATTTTTTGCAAACTTAGTTATTGTATCAACAAATTGATCCTCCCATAAGTCCCTTCTTTTTCCTGTACAGATAACAATCTCTAATTGTTGATAGTTTGGCATTTCAGATATTCTAGTTATCCCAACACCAAAAACTTTGTTTTCTTCTAATTCATCAGAGCCAAACATAAGAAAACACTGCATCATATCTTTTTTAAGATAATCATATATGTGTTTGGCATCAGCATATTTACCAGAATATTTCAAAGCCTCACTAACCATAAACTCAGCTAAAGGCCAGAACCTTTCTATGTCTTTAGGCTCGACAGAAATAACCTGTACTAAAGGTTTAATTTTTTTTCTTGTTTGTCTCATTAGCATCCTGGATTATGTCAAATACTCTTTTATATCTCTTTTGTTGTTCATAAAAATACTGAGCACCTTTTTCTCTCATATCTTTAACACTATTAGGATTAGCACCCGCTATAATACCTGCTCCCAATACACCATCTGCTCTCGTTACAAACTCTCCGTCAGCTAATTGTGCTAACATTGTATCTTCATCTTTATCTCCAACACCTGAACCATCTTCTACATATCCCGATGCTCTAACGTAATTGTTAGCATCGTTTTCATCGTGAGACATTTTTGAAGGGAGATAATTAACACCACCTTCATTAAATTTTTTTATCTCAGCTAAACCACCAGTGTTAAATCTATTTCTTGAAATTTCATATGGACCTAATCTTTCAGCATCTGCTGGTCGATCTTGTTCTGGTATGTAAATTTTTTCATATGTTTTTTCTTGACCTGTGCTTGGATCTATATATTTAAAGTCTGGTCTTTTTTGTGCAAAGTCACCATAAGCAACATTGTAAGTTGGTTGAAACAAGTCCACTGGTTTTTGTTTAAATGCTCCTGATAAATAAGCTAATGCTCCTGCACCGATACCCGCTTTCATAGGATCTATTTCTCTTTCGCCTTTAATAATACTACCGTCCTCAACTCTTTGTCTTGTAAAAAAATCTAAGATGCTTTTCTTTTTAACTTCATCATCTAAAGTTTTTTTTGCGGCTCTTTTTGCAAAAGCTTCAGAAAGTTGAGCAGGCATAAATGATGATTGAGTGAAAGGAGTAAATGCTGTTTGTGCGGCTGAAAAACCTGGAAGACCTAATTGTGCTCCACCTGCTAGTCCCGCTTTACCACCAAAATATCCTAAAGTGGCCCCTGTAACACCACCTAATATCCTGTTAATACCAGATGCCCCTGCATCTTTGTTGGCTTTGTAACCCTTATAACCACCATATGCTGCAAGTGCGTAAGGTAAAAATTGTAGCATTATTTAAATTCTCCTTTTAGATCTAAAGTCTCTAATATTACCATTTTACTTAGTTGATATCAACTCATCATAAAACTTGCCTTGATATTGGTGTTCTCCTATATGCACGATCGCGTCATTGACATAGGCATAGCACTTACCACCTAGATCTCTCCATAGCTTACAAAAAGCAAAATCTTCACCGTTATATGTCTTTTCCTTTGGATCATGAAGGGTATCAAAAAAGTTCCACATATTAGGTTTATTGACATACTTTCCATTAATAACAGTCTTTTGAACTATTTCTTTATCAGGATATTTTTTAATCATTTTCTCTATAACTTCTCTTTTAATTAACATACATCCAGTTGGTGAATCAGTGACTTCCATAACTCCTTTTTCAAGCTTAATATTATTAGGATCAGGAACTTTCATAGGATAAGTATGTAAAGCTCTTCTAATATCATCAGGTGATTTTATTCTACCTTCTTGCATTTTAGTAAAAGCTTTTTCCCACATTAAAGTTTTTAATGGATATGGTACAGATATAATATGTTTATCTGCCTTAAGCATGGCAAATATAGACTTACCTTGAAAATAAATATCTGAATCAATAAATAATAAGTGCGTTGCTTTTGATTCTAAAAATCCTGCAACGGATAAGTTTCTTCCTTGTGTGACTAAAGATGATTTAATTAAGTGAAAAGATACCTTAAGTTTTTTCTTAAAACACTCTTGTTGAAATTCTATCAAAGCTTGGGTGTAGTGTATTGAAACTTCACTGTGTACAGGTGTTGCAACAAACACCTCTATATCTTTATATTGATTAGGATCTTCTTTCCATAAAGGTTCTGTAGCTTTTTCATAATCAGATTGTGTTTCTATACTGACTTCTTGTAATGTTTGATATGTATCTTCATTAATATATTTACTGCTTGACACTTAGGGCTCCTTTCAAAAAGTTTGTCCATTCTATAGCTTTTTTATCCCAGCTATAAAAATTTTTATAGTATTTTTGTTGTTCATCTAAATGATTTTGTATTGAATCTGTGTGCAAGTATTGTGCACTTATATCTATTGCTCCTGCTATGCTTCCTGCTAACAATTCTAAATTTTTTGTGTAATTAACATAGACAGGCCATTCAGCGCAAGTTTCAGGCAAAGCACCAAAATTAGTCGTGATGACATGTAATCCTGCAGCTAAAGCTTCTAAAGCTGAAGCACAAAATGTTTCTTCAAATATAGATGGATATACAAATAAATCATAATCTGTTATATGCTCCAATATATATTCATTAGGTTTATAACCAATGTAATTTACATTAGGTAATTTTTTAGCTTGTTCAAATAATCCTTCTGTATCTTTGTTCGCTTTATCAGAAAATTCTTTACCGTAAACTTCATTAGAACTATACACATCTAAAGTAATATTTTTATTTTGTATAAGTTGCATAGCTAACAACAATACGTTTAGTCCTCTCCAAGGGGTGCAGTGGTGCATGATTCTAATTGGTTCACCTTGTTTGTATATTTTTCTTTTAGGAAAATGATGTGCGCCATTCTTAATTACAACAGATCTGTCTTCTGGTATTTGAAAAAAATATCTGAATTTTTCATAACACCAATGTGAATTAAAAACATACCAATCGTATTCGTGGTGCCTATCTTTATTTCTAAAAAAGCTTTGTAAATTTGGTTGATCCCAAGAATTCTTTTGCCAAAGAATATTTATTTTACTGGGATCTAGTGGCACTTTTCCTGGAATAGATGTGCATATTTGAAATTTATTTAACAAGTCTTTATCAACATATTTTTCAAGCAACTCATGTTGAAGTTCAGTTGCGCCTCTAGGTTTCATCGTACAATTCAATATCAAAATTTCCTGATATAGTCAAACCATCTTTGGTATAACATACCATGTGATCTAAATACCCTGGGAATATCACTAAATCATTTTGCACAACATCTAATTTATGTCCAGTGTTGAAAATACTATTTTTGTTTACTGATCCTATTAAGTCATGAGCAGGATGAAAAAAAACAGTTTGAGGTTTAGA